TATTCCGACGCTGCAATCGCAGTTTTTACGCGATAACGTATACCGCTATTACAACGTGAATGAAAATATTTTAATGTCAAAATTTTCAGAATCAGATTGGAACGCATTTTACGAAAGTGTGATCGAACCGATCGCCCTTCAATTATCACTTGAATTTACATTCAAATTACTGACGGAGAGGGAAAGAGGATTCGGAAACAAGATCATATTTTCTTCAAATCGTTTACAGTATGCGACTTTGCAGACACGATCAACAATCGGATCGGTTCTGTATGACCGAGGAATTATCACAATCAACGAGTTCCGGGAACTTCTCTACTATGAGCCGATCGAAGACGGCGACGTGAGAATGGTATCACTGAACTACGTGAAAGCGGACGATCAATCACTGTACCAGACGGGGCAGCAGAACGGAAGCGGCGGCAACGGACCGCCGGAAGGCGACGGACAGCAGCAGGCGGCGAAAGTACCGCTTGAAATGCTCATGAACGCTATCTATGTACAAGCAAAACTGAAAGGGGGCAGACAATGGCGGACGTATTAAAAGGGCTTGAAATCAAAAACATGACCGACATTTCCGCAGATCTCTACTTTTACGGCGATATCGTGTCGGACTGGTGGGGGGCATGGCAGAACGAAGATCAGTACCCGGACGCAATCAAGAATTTTCTTTCACAGGCAGAAGGAAAAGACTTGAATGTATATATTAATTCCGGCGGCGGATCAGTGTTCGCAGGAATGGCGATCTACAACATGATTAAACGCCACGGAGAGAAAAACAAAGTAAAAGTATACGTGGACGGTTTGGCCGGTTCGATTGCATCTGTAATCGCATTCGCGGGAACAGAGCCACCGGAAATTCCGTCGAATGCATTTTTGATGATTCACAAGCCATGGGGCGCAATTTCCGGCAATGCGGACGAAATGCGAAAAATGGCGGACGATCTGGATAAAATACAGACCGGAATCATGAACGTATACGAAGATCATCTGGCGGAAGGCGTCACGATCGACCAGGTGGAAGCGTTGGTAAATGCCGAAACGTGGTTAGACGGCAAAGAAGCGGCGAAATATTTTGATATCGCGCAAACTGACGCGGCCGATTATGTGGCAGCAGTCGGCGACTATTTGACATACGCCGGAAAGTTGCCGGAAAAATTCAAATCACACCAGAAACAGCCGGAGCAGACACAAAAGGGGCCTACACCGGAAGAACAGGCGAAAGCGGCAGCAGACGCCGAAAAAAGAAACCAGATCAAAAGATTATGTATCAAGGGAATGACGAAAGGAGAATAAAGCGACAATGAAGCATGAAGAACTTGTAAACATGAACATGAAAGACCTGAAAGCAAGACTGAAAGAGATCGGCACACAGGCACAGACAGCAGAAGGCGAAGCATTGGACGCCCTGACAACCGAAGCCGAAGACATTAACGGCATTTTACAGGATATTCAGAACCGCGCAAATATCGCAGGACTGGCAGCACAGGCGGGCGACGATGCCGGGGAAGGAACACCGGGAGAGAAAGGCGACAACGTGAAGAATAAAAAGCGCGAAGAAAGAGGGCAGAGCCTAAAAGACGGAAAGACAGTACAGTTCAACGCAAAAGTGGCGTTCGGATCTGTACAGAATGCGCTTTCTGTCACACAGGCAGTAACACCAAAACACACTGCAAGCGACATAAAAGAGACATTCAACGACGTTTCTTCACTGGTGGATCGTGTCAGAGCAATTCCGTTAAATGGCGGCGAAACATATCAGAGAGGATATGTAAAAAGCTACGGCGACGGAGCAGGAAGCACAGCAGAAAGCACAGACTATAGCGCAACAGAACCGACTTTCGGTTATGTAACTATGGAAAAACAGAAAATCACGGCGTACACAGAAGAACCAGAAGAAATGGTTAAACTTCCGAACGCTGATTACGATTCTGTAGTAGAAGGATCTGTCACACGCGCGATTAGAAAGTACATGAACCGACAGATTATGATCGGAGACGGCACAAGCGGAAAATTCAAAGGCATTTTCCACAATCCGACAAAACCGGCGGATCAGGTAATTGATCCCGAAACAGACATTTCTATGACAGCGATCACAGATGAAACACTGGACGATATTATCTATGGTTACGGCGGAGACGAGGAAGTGGAAGACGTCGCAGTTCTGATTCTGAACAAAAAGGATCTGAAAGCGTTTGCAAAACTGAAAGACAAACAGGGCCGCAAATTCTACACAATCGTAAACCATGGAAACACAGGAACGATCGACGGCGTACCGTACGTTATCAATTCTGCTTGCAAAGCAGTGACAGACGAGCGGACATCACAAGATGAATATTGCATGGCATACGGCCCACTCAGTAACTACGAAATGCCGATTTTCTCCGATATCGACGCGAGAAAATCAACAGATTACAAATTCAAACAGGGACAAATTGCATACAGGGCGGACATTTTCGCAGGCGGCGCAGTTGCTGCTTATAACGGATTTATCCGCGTGAAACGACCAAAAACAGAATAATAAGAAACAGAAAGGACGGCTAAACCATGACGTATAACGAACTTGTGGACGCGGCAAAATTGCGCGTCCGAAAACTTTCAAACGATGCATTAGACGAAGACGTGAAAACCCACGTCGATTTCGTACTGGCAGACCTGAAAAGAATCGGGGTAAATGAAGAAAAGTATCTGAAAGCCCCGGAAGATCCGTTAATCATTGGGGCTGTCCTTGCGTATGTAAAAGCATATTACGGAATGGACGCATACCACGAAAAATGGTTAGCGGCCTACAATATGCATTTAACCAGAATCAAAGGGGGCGACTACAAATAGACGCATATATCACACTGGTTGAACCGGGCGAAACCAAAGAAGAAGACGTCAAAAACGGCGTGATCGCAACCGTTGAACCGATCGGGCGTGATGAATTTGTGGCAGCGGGACAAAAGGGCATGAAAGCCCGCTATAAGTTCAACGTATGGGCTAACGAATACAACGACGAACAGGAAGTTGAATACAACGGCCGCCGCCTGACGGTATACCGAAGTTACGGCCCGAAGGACGACGGAAAGATCGAACTGTACGCCGGAGAAAGGGCGGGCAATGTATGAAAGTAAAGATCAACATTGACGGGCTTTCCGACGCGGTACAAGAAGAACTGAAAAACTGGAAAGAAGACACGTGCAACCCGGTTCTAAACGAAGCATACAAAGCGGGAGCGGAAGAAGGAAAGAAAGTTCTTTCGCAGGGCGGACCGTACAAGGAGCGCACCGGGAAGTATACGAAGGACTGGGACGTAACGCAAAGAAATACCAGAGTCGGAAGGATAACCGACACAGAATGGTATTCGATACACAACAAAAAACATTATCAATTAACACACCTTTTACAGAACGGACACGCAAGCAGAAACGGCGGGCGTGTCAAAGCCTATCCGCACATCGACAGAGCAGAAGAAAAGGCAGAAAAGACAGCAACAGACTATATCGAGGACAAGTTAGGGGGATAACATGCCGACGATTGAAGAAATCATCAAAAGAGCAACGGCGATTGGGCTTCCGATCACAAAAAATGCATGGAAGAAGACAGCGAAAAAGCCGGTCCCCGATCCGCCGTATATAGTTTACATGGTCAGCGAGAACCAGAGGGGCGACGACAAAAAGAACACGATCCGAAAAGTTGACGGATCACTGGAATTATACACAGACAGAACGCCGGACGAATCACTGGAAAGACAGATTGAAAAGAAAGTTCTTTTCGATCTGCCGTTTAGTAAGTATCAAGCTGAAATCACTTCCGAAAACATGATTCAGACGGCGTACGAATTCAATATCACGCAGAAGAAAGGAAGGAAATAAAAATGGCAGAGACAGAAAGAATCATTCTCGGATCTGGAAACGTCCACATGAAATTATTCGACGGTGAACTACCGGCTGTTGATGATATTTGCACAGACGAAAATCAGGTCTCATACATTCAAGGCGGCGCAACTATCGAGTACAAACCGACATACTACACAGCAAAAGACGATACAAGAAAAATTCAGAAAACAGTTATCACCGACGAAGAAGCAACTTTAAAAAGCGGTTTAATGACATTTTGCGGAAACACGCTTGAAAAAATATGTGATACCGCACGCGTAAGTTATGTGGAAAAGACATCAAACAAAAAGAAAAGAAGAATCGTAAAGGTCGGCGGCGGAAACAATCAGGGCAGAAAGAAATATGTAATTTGTTTCCACCATGAAGATCCGGTGGACGGAGATATCTGGGTAATGATTGTTGGAAATAATCAGGCGGGATTTTCGCTTGCGTTCGCAAACGATAAAGAAACCGTCGTAGACGCAGAATTCACAGCATTACCGCAGGACAAAGAAGGAACACTGATTCATTACGAAGAAGAAGTTTTGGAAGAAGTACTGATGTTAAGCGATACAAGCGAAGAAAGATCGGTCGCAGACTAAATAAAGTAAATTAATCACAAGGCGGCGTATAGACAAAAACGCCGCCTTTTTCAGAAGGAGAAAAGACAATGGCGAACATGAATTTTGATTTTAATAAAATCCAGAGAAGTTTTTTTAAAACGACATTAAAAGACGGTAGAGAACTGGTTGTAAAAATGCCGATGAAAAAAACATTTGAAAAAATTACGGCAGCACAGGAAATGGATCTGGAAGAAATGTCGGCAGCAGATGCAATGGACACACTAGGTGCAATATGTGCGGAAGTGCTGTCAAACAACCTGAATAAAGAAAAAATTACAATGAAATACATGACTGACAATTACGACACAGAAGAAATGGGCGAATTTATAAAAGGATTTATGAACTTTGTAAAAGGAGTAAAAGCAGACCCAAACTAATTATACCGTTCTATGACGATCCGAACGCAAAGGAAATTCATTACAAACCAAAAACAAACGCCGAAAAAATGGTAGCGAAATACACGGGGCTTAATTTTTGGGAAGTGGAAGAATTAGATCTTGACGTTTATTTGTTCATGGCGCGGGAATCGGTAATTTATTTTAATTCACAGACAGAGACAGGGCGGGAATACCTTGAAAACTGTTGGAGAATGACGCAGACGAAGCCGGATCGGCAGCAGTTGCGAGAAAAATTCGGAAAGAAAGGGGGAGAATAAATGGCAAGAAGCAAAATCGCCGGAATTACTATCGAAATCGGCGGAGATACTACGAAGTTAGATAAAGCCATGCAAGGGGCCAATAAAACCGTAAGAACTACACAAACGGAATTAAGAGAAGTAAACAAATTACTGAAATTAGATCCGAAAAATACAGAATTATTAGCGCAAAAACAGGAACTTCTATCAAAAGCGGTCGCCGGGACGTCTGAAAAACTGGATATTTTGAAAGAAGCTGAAAAACAGGTTCAGAAACAGTTTGAACGCGGCGAAGTATCAGAAGAACAATACCGGGCATTACAAAGAGAAATTATTAAGGTTTCGAATAATTTAGACGCGGCGGAAAAAGAAGCCAAAGAAACCGCGCAAGCATTGAAAGACGTCGGAAGGAAAGAAGAAGATATTGAGAAAGTATCGGAACGCGCCGACGAATTCAAAGACAAAATGAAAGCGGCCGGCGAAGCGGTAGAAACCGGAATGAAAGCAGCCGGAGCGGCAATGGTGGCAGCCGGAACGTATAGTTTAAAGTTTGAAAGTGAATACGATCAGGCGTTAAACACGCTTACGACATCAACAGGCGCGGCAGCGGACAAAATAGACGGACTGGATAAAGCAATGGCGGCCGTGTATGAAAACAATTACGGCGAAGATATTCAGGAAGTCGGCGAAGCTATGGGCGTAATTGTGCAGCAGACAGGCGAAATGGATCCGTCGAAATTACAAGAAATGGCGGAAAGCGCATTCACACTCCGGGACACCTTCGATATGGACGTCGGAGAATCTATGCGGGCAGTAAATCAGTTAATGACGCAATTCGGGTTATCTTCCGAAGAAGCGTTCGACCTTGTGGCGCAGGGCGCACAAAACGGGCTGAACAAAAACGATAACCTACTGGATTCAATAAATGAATACGGACCAAAATTCGCGCAAATGGGACTTTCAGCTTCAGATATGTTCAATATGTTCAAAAGCGGAGCGGAAGCAGGCGTTTTTGATATCGACAAATTAGGCGACGCAGTAAACGAATTCTCTATCAGGGTAAAAGACGGAACGGCGGACAATGCTTTCAAAGAATTGGGAATGGACGTGGACGCAACAAAGAAAGCGTTCGGAGAAGGCGGCGAAGCGGCAAAAAAAGCAATGCAGGACACTTTCGAAGCACTGGGAAAAGTATCTGATCCACTTGAACAGAACACTATCGGCGTCGAATTATTCGGCACAATGTGGGAAGATACAGGCGGACAAGCAATTTTAGCAATGGGAAACATGGAAGGCGCGGCGTCGGATGCGGCCGGAACAATGGAAAAGATCAAAGAAATGAGATACGACGATCTGGCAAGCGAATTTCAAGGGCTCGGAAGATCCATACAAACAGAACTAATAAAACCATTAGGCGAAGAGTTAGGACCGGTTGCAAAAGAAACAATCGACACAGTAAAAGAGAATTTGCCGCAAGCGAAAGAGATTTTAAAAGAAGTGCTTACAGATATAACAGAATTTATAAATTTCTTTGTAAGCCATGCAAATGTATTGCTGCCGCTAATAGTGGGAATTGGCGCAGCACTTTTGACGTGGAATGTCGTTACTATGATACAAGGAATGGTGGCAGCTATAAAGGCGTGGACGGTGGCAACCGAAGGAGCGACACTGGCTCAAAAAATACTGAATTCAACAATCTTAGCAAATCCGGCGGCGTGGATCATAACAGCGATAGTCGGGGTTGTAACAGCATTAGTTTTACTGTGGAATAATTGCGAAGCATTCAGAGAAGCAGTAAAGGGAATTTTGTCAGCTATCGTACAATTTTTCAAAGACGCATGGAACAAAATTCAGGAAGCGTGGGCGGCCGCACAACCATATTTCGAAATGGTAAAAGAGGGAATCAAAACCGCTTTTTCAGTAGTTGTGGAAATCCTGACAGCACCGTTTCGGATCGCTTGGTTTCTGATAACGTCAATCTGGGACATTGCAACTACATATTTTCAGAATGTGTGGATTGGAATTCAGACCGTTTTTTCGGTCGTCGGGCAGGTAATCGGCGGATTTTTCGAATCTGCATGGATCATTATAAAAGGCGTCTGGGACGTGGTGGTTCTGTATTTTCAAACAATATGGTCGAATATACAGGCCGTCTTTTCGGTGGTAGCCACAGTTTTGGGCGGATTTTTTCAAGTTGCATGGACCACAATTACAACCATATGGGACGTGGCGACCGGGTATTTTCAAATGATCTGGTCTGTGATACAGGGAATTTTTTCGGTTGTACAGTCTGTACTTTCTGGCGACTTTTCGGGCGCATGGGAAGCGATCAAAGGTATCTGGTCGGCTGTGACGGGTTGGTTCGGTCAGGTATGGTCAGGGATTCAGAATATTTTCGGATCTGTCGGAAGTTGGTTCGGATCAATCTTTCAGTCAGCATGGAACGCGGTTCAGAATGTCTTTTCAAACTGGGGATCGTTCTTTTCTGGCTTGTGGGGCATTATACGAAATACATTTTCAAATCTGGGAACGTCTATCGCAAACGCGATCGGTGGCGCGGTCAAATCCGGTATCAATGGCGTAATATCCATGATTGAAAATACGGTCAATTCTGCAATCAGAGTTATCAACGGAGCAATTAACTTGATTAACAAACTTCCGGGTGTGTCGGTTGGATCGGTCGGATATGTAGGACTGCCACGACTGGCGAAAGGCGGAATATTAACCAACGGCCGCGCGATCGTTGCAGAAGCAGGGCCGGAGATCGTTGAAATGGTAAACGGAAAAACAATCGTTACACCACTTTCAGGCACAGCGAAAAACACATCACTCGAAAGAAACTTCGGCAGACAGAAAGGAACGCTAAAACAAGAAATCAACATGAATATAGAAAACTTCTATAACAACAGAAAACAGGACGTGCGCGAACTGACGGAAGAAGTTATGGAAATGGCGCAGGAATTGAAGGAAAGGGACGACAAAGTATATGCTTAATGAATTTTACGACGATATCAACAGTTTTACATATAACGGGCGGAATTCCCTTGATATGGGACTGGCAGTATACGAAAAAGAAAACATATACGGCCGTCCAAAACCCGTTATTGAAAAAGTAAACATTCCGGGACGTGGAGACGTGATTCTGAATAATAAAACAGATCCGATCGATAACGAAGAATACGAAGATTTCCAGAAGACGTATAAGTGTTATGTAATGCCGGAAGAATATCAGGATCTTGAAATGGTCGCCCGGAATGTGTATGCGTGGTTATACCAGACCGTGCAATATTCACGGCTTGACGACAGTTACGAACGCAATTACTACAGAATGGCTCATGTATCGGAAGAAATGTCGGTGGAAGAAATCGCCGCCGCACTTCTGGGGACCTTAGAAATACAGTTCACTTGCCACCCGTACAAATATTCATACGACGGCGAAAGAACACTGACACTCACAAAAGCGACAAGCATTTTCAATACAGAAGGCTTTACAGCCTATCCGTACATGAAGATCTATGCGACGGGTGCGGTTACGTTGTACATCAACGACCGCGCCCATACATTCAAGGAAATAGAAGACTACATCGAAGTAGACAGCGCGTTATTAAATGCGTACAAAGGGGATGCGCTACAAAATAACAAAATGACTACGACATTATTTCCAAAACTGGCAGCGGGCGAAAATAAAATCCGTTGGGCGGGCAATGTAAAGAAAATTGACATTGTGCCGCGTTGGTGCTGTCTGTGATACCGATTCTATATGATCCCCTTGAAACGCAATTTGATTCAAACGGAATCGGACTTCTGACGGACGCGATATCTTGCATTGTAGAAGAAGAAAGAAACGGATCTTTTGAGCTGACTTTACAATATCCGCAAGAAGGACGTCTGGCCGATTACATCGTGGAAGATGCAATTATAAAGGCAAAACCAAACGACAAAGACAAAGATCAGCTATTCAGGATCTATAAATCAGGAAAGCCGATCGGGGGCGTGAATACCTATTACGCCGAACATATCAGTTACGAATTGAACATGAATCCGGTATGTCGTCCTAAAATATCCGGCAAAAACGCACAGGAAGCAATCGCGCAACTTTTAGAAGAAGCTGTGATTGAAAACAACTATACGGCGTGGTCGGATATCACAACCAGAAACAGCACACAGATAGACGACGTGTTAAGTGTGAGAAACATTCTGGGCGGTGCAGAAGGATCGATCCTTGATGTCTGGGGCGGGGAATATCAATTTGATAATTTTACCGTGAAGCTGCATAAATCCCGTGGAACAGATACCGGGGCGACGATCCGGTACGGAAAGAACCTGATTTCGGCAGAACAGGAAAGAAACATCGGCGACGTGATAACGGCGATATTTCCATATTGTTATTACACGCCGGAAAAGGAAGAAGGAGCGACAGAAGAACCGGATCCGGTTTTCGTTTCCCTTCCTGAAAAGTTTATCAACACACCGAACGCGGACAAATACGCTCGCCTAAAGTGTGCGCCAATGGATTTTTCTGACGAATTCGAAGACGGCGTGATCGTATCGGAAGAAATGCTTCGGAAGGTTGCAAAAGCCTATACAGAAAGCGGAATCGACGAACCGAAAATATCGATCAAAGCCACATTCCAAAATCTGAAAAAGACAAAGGACTATGAAAATATACAGGCACTTGAAACGATCGGAATTTGTGACACTGTAACGGTTATGATTGAAAAACTGGGAATCGAAGTCAAAGCAAAGATCGTGAAATACTCATACGATAGCATAAAGGAGCGATTCGACAGTGTAGAGATAGGAGAACCAAAAACAAATCTGACAAAGACAATCACGGCGGCGCAGAAAGAGCAGAAAGAACAGATTATAAAATCTGCCACGCGTGCGGAAATCATACAGAAACGCATCGAACAGACTATAAAGGATGTAACAGCGGCAATCACTGGAAATTCTGGCGGACACGTGCTTTTATATCCGGCAGAGAATCCGCAAGAAATCTATATCATGGATACGGATTCGACAGCAACGGCGAAAAACGTCTGGCGTTGGAATCTGGCCGGACTGGGACATTCTAGTAACGGAATTGGCGGACCGTTTGAAACGGCGATCACGGCAGCAGGTCAGATCGTGGCCGATTTTATTGCAGTCGGAAAGTTAAACGGCGCACTGATTGAAGCCGGGACCATTAACGCGGAATCCCTGTCGGTAGAGTATAAACAGAGTGTAAAAAAGTATACAGACGACGGCGACGCGAAACTGTTATCGGAAATGAAGTCGCGATTCGAAGTAACAGGCGAATCAATCACGGCGGAAGTAGAAAGAGCGCAGGCAGCAGAAAAGACCATATCGGATGATCTGGAACTGACAAAGCAGGACGCGGAAGATTTCAAAGAAAATGTCGAAGGAGCATTCCGGGACGGCATAATCACGGAAACGGAAGCACAGACGATCGAAAGATATATCAAAGAACTGGAAAAGGATAACGCTTCGATTCAGAAACAATATAACGCAGTGATAGACTCAGCTTCGAGACAGTCAGCAGCTACAGGAAGCAATTTTTCAATTAAATTCAACGAAAACTGCAAAACGGAAGTATCATCAAGCGGCACGAAATACGATTATCTATATTTATACTATCAGAAAGACGGAAAGATCTACAAGGCACTGGACAAAGTAAGCGGCGCAGATATCGCCGGGAAAACGTACATTGTGCCGTCGACTGATATCTACGTACAATGGTATTCGGATGTATCAGGCAATAAAGACTATGGTTTTTCAATCGACGAAATCAAGCAGGTATCAACGACAGCAGATACAATCGGAACGGAAAGTGCGCTTCCGACCTACGAAGTAATTGAAGCAGCCACCGTGTCGATGATCCAGACGTCACACCCATATGAAAATTATATGCGTAAATTGTGGCATTACAAAAAAAGGACAGCCACACGGTCAACGCTCATCAGCAAGAAAAATGCATACACGAACGCATACAACGCGCTGTTAACCGCGATCAACAACGCAATTTCAGACAAAAAGATCACGGCGACAGAGAAAGCAAATGTCAATACGAAATTCGATGCATATAACGCAGCACTGGCGGATTTGAAAGAGACAATCGAAGCAGCGGGCGTGGACGTGGCAGCAGTCGCGGCGGCAGCAGTCGCGGAATATGCAAGAGCAGCGATCAAAGTAGAAGCGGACAAGATCACGTTAAGGGTAACAAAGCAGGAAGCGGAATCGCTGATTGAACAGAAGGCAGAATCTATCAGGCTAAAGGCTTCAAGAATTAGTTGGGAATCAACTTATTCAAGCATGACGCCAAACGGAACGCTGACTTGCCAGAATGCAACAATCAGAGGGACACTGTACAGCGAAAATGGAAAAAATAAAGTATACCTTCGGAGTGGACGAATGGAAATTACGTATAATTCACGGGAAATCGGATTGATCGGTGGAAATGGATTTAGCGGATATTCAGACAAAGAAGGATTAAACTTCGACTTGGAATACACAGGAGACTACATGGCATGGGCGGCGCAGCCTTCTTCCGGCGCAAATTACAGTACAAAATGGACGTATGCAAGATCGAGTTTTGCAAACATGACGGGAGACGCGCTTAATGCAGGATGCGATATAGATATGCACTACTGGAAGATTAAGAACCCGTCGTTCGAAGGCGGTGGAATAACACAGACAATCAACTATGTTCAGGTTTTGGCTGTTAATTCAGACGGAACAATTCAAAGTTGGGGACCGAACGGACGAATGGGATTTAAAAACGGAATCTTGATCGATTTAAGCTATTATACGAAGTAAAGGAGAAAAACATGGAACAGGAAGAAAAAGAGGTTCAGAAAGAAGAACAGAAAGAAAGGGAATACGAATTACAGGAAGGAACGCCAACAGAAAAAACAGTGGAAGCAAACACAGGGACAACAGAGCGTAAAGAGAGCGAAACAGAAAAGGCATTAAAAATATTATTAGGAGAAGAAAAGTAGATGAGCATGACAGAAGCTGCAAGGCAGATCCGAAAACTGATTGAAATAATGGCGAACAACCTAACCGACGAACAGGCGGCGAAATTGCCATACTGTTTCCCAGAATGGAAAGAAGGAATGGAAGTGAAAGAGGGCGAACGTTACGCATCGCGAAGTGTCGCCACATTCACGGGGAACAGCGACAAAGAATTGGAAGGCGCGATCCTTTTCAAATGCAAAAAGACACATATAACCACTGCTAACAATACACCGGAAGAATCGCCGGAATTATGGGAAGCATTGTAGAAAGGAGAAACAATGGCAGAAGATAAGAAGGAAGAACAGAAAAAAACAAGACTACCAGACGGGTTCAGGATTGAACAGGCGAGAAACTATCTTCGAATGCATATTAACCGTGCAGCGGCTATATATGATTTACCCGGAGAAGTTATAGATCTAATCATTGAAGGGCTTCTAGCAGAGGAACAGCGGCAAAGAATCGCGCTCATGGCAGAACAGACCGACATTTTAGTTAATGGAAAGGAGAACGAAGCATAATGGCAACAGATATCACAATCACACAGGAAATCACGATTGAACTTGACGGGAAAAGTCCGTTTGAATACGTGGTGATGAAACAGGGCGACAAGGATTCGCGAATTCTAGCCGTTTCGCTGTTGCAGAACAAACAGCCGTACGAGATTCCAACGGGTTGCACGGCAAGAATTAAATATTATAAACCGGATGGAAACCCGGTATTGAACGACTGCACATTATCAGGGAACAAAATTCTTGTAACGTACACAAAACAGATGTTAGCGGCATCAGGAACGGGGAAAGGCGAAATCGTACTGTTAAAAGACGGAAAGGAATTGAAGTCAGCAACCTACTACACGAAGATCGTAGAAACCGTATACAAGACAGACGGGTTCGTGAGTGACAAAGAATTTCTTTCTATGGGAACAATTTTTAACGATATGGATCAGGCAGCGCAGGCAGCGGCGGCAAACGCAAAGATCGCGGAAACTGCCGCCGCAAATGCAAATCAGGCGGCCAACAGCGCAAACGGCGCATCAAGAGCAGCCAACAGCGCAGCCGAAAAAGCCACATCGGCAGCAGGCGCAGCAAACGGCGCAGCAGCAGCGGCAAATCAGGCGGCCAACAGCGCAAACGGCGCAACAAGTGCGGCCAACAGCGCAGCCGAAAAAGCCACATCGGCAGCAGGCGCAGCAAACGGCGCAGCAGCAGCGGCAAATCAGGCGGCCAACAGCGCAAACGGCGCAACAAGTGCGGCCAACAGCGCAGCCGAAAAAGCCACATCAGCAGCAACAAAAGCAACAGAAGCAGCCGGAGCAGCAACAACGGCGGCGGGGAACGCGAATAGCGCAGTTACAAAAGCAAATGAAGCGACAACGGCAGCAAATACCGCAGCACAGAAAGCAACAGAGCAGACAACGGCAGCAAAAGCGGCGACAGAAGCGGCGCAGACGGTAGCGGACAACGTAAGCGGAATTATTGACGAAAAGATTCTGGAAGCCTTTTTCGGCTCTATGAGGAATGGAAAGATATATCAGACAGAATTATATTTGTCAGTAACAAATCCGACGTCGGACGGAACGAAAACGCTTGCAAATGCCGGGAAAGTATGCGAACCGTCAACCGATACGGTAGAAGGACAGGACGACTACGAAGGTATCGGGATTTTTACATGGTTTAACTGCAACTACGTAACGAACGAATACGGCCGGAAGGTCCCGACGGCGGTTGAAGGTTGGGGAAATGACTTCAAGAATGACGGTTCGGTAGATGTCGGCGTAATTGCTATGACGCCATACTGGAACGTGGAAGAAAAAGACGGGAAGCAGATCTGGACGCTGTCAGATACGCCGAACGATGAATACGGGCTTGTAGGCTGGGAAACCGCAAAGAAAGAAGACGGAAACTTCGCTCCGTATGTCGTACATAGTAAATATGTAAGCGGAATCGGAACAGACGGACTTTTGCGATCCTTTAAAAATTCCAAACCAGAAAGAAATCAGTGCTACAACAACATGATCACAAATTATCAAAAAAAAGGGAAAGGCTACTGGGGCGGCGGAAAAGAAAGAAACCTGTATAGAATCTTGTATCAGGTTATCAAGTACGCAACAAAGAATGAACAGACTATTTTTCAAGGAACGACAAACTATAACTTCCAGTATGCGGCAGCAGTACAAAGAGACACGAAAGAAACCTATTTTCCGGTAACAAATGCACAGGCGGCAAATATTATCGTCGGCGCGTATGTATCGGTCGGCTATGGTTCGGTAAGCGGATCAAACGTAAATAACGATCGCGGCGTCAGTACGATTCACAAATACGCGGACGATGTAAAGGTGTTAAGAATCGAAGATTTGGACGAAAGCAACAAAGCGGTATATCTGGACGTGGAAGAAGGGTTCACGACAACACCGGTCGCAATCAGCGACACAGTAAACGCACCGATCACAATGTCTTCTATGCACTGGTGGAGCGGATCAACGGATAAAGTTATCGGAAAACACGACGGATCGTTGACGTCGAACACAGACGGCAAACACCCGTATAGAGTTATGGGTATCGAAGATGCGGTCGGCGGATATATCGTATATGCAGATTCCGTGATGGTATTCAAAGAAGATTATAGCAAAGATGTATATATCGCCCACCGGGGGACAAAACACGTCACAGACGAAGCAACAATCAAAAGCACATATAAACTGATTGGCAACATTCCGGCAAACGACGGCGCGGATTTCTGGATCGGAGATATCGGAGTAGATACGGAAACTTGCGCGTGGTTCGTGAAGGCAGTCGGTAGCAGTGATCGGCAAGGTTGGGGCGATCGTTGCTATGCAGGCGGAAAGAGTACATCAGGAACAAGAGAAGACCTTGGACGCGGTGCTCTCTGGAGTGGCGCGAATGGCGGCCCCGTTTACGTGAATTGCAGGAACTGGCTTGGCGGGGCGGGCTGGGGCTTCCTTGGCTGCGATTGATACAGTAGGTCGTCGGGGGTGAATTCCCTTTAGGGAAGAGGGGATCGCCCCTAATACGACCGGACGGCATAAAAGGACTTACGACGCACGCGGTAATCTCAGGAATGGCGCGAATGGCGGCCCCGTTTACGTGAATTGCAGGAACAGGCTTGACAGGACGAACTGGAACTACCTTGGCTGAAATTGTTTATTTCATTTTATTTTACAAAAATACTTTGCGTCGTATTTCGCACCCGTAAAGGGTGTAGCCTAAATGGCTCTTGGGCGGTTGCCCGAAATACTTTTTATAGACCTACCAAAACTTTAGAGATGAAGGAGTAAGGACGGCCGGGGTTCGCCCGGTCGTCGGGGTTAGTAGTAAAAACCGAAAGCCCTTATAAAGACAATCGAATGAAACGATACTGTAAGAATGTAGATATAACAGATAGAAAATTGATTCAAAAGGCGGTGCATAAATGTTTAAGAAGGCTTCCAAAAGATTTTATCAAGGGAGCGTTTGAAGAATTCGGAATCAAAGCGTTACGACCGTTCGCTGAAACAGCAGTGGACGGCATACGCGAAGAACTGATCCAGAACAAAATAAAATTCAAACCGATATGGTACAAAGAAAAGATCGACGCTTCCAGTCAGAAGGTGCGCCGGATCGGGATTCAAAATATCAAACAACAGATTTACGATTATATCGCCGTGGAAGCAATGAAAGATTTTCTGAAAAGAATCGGCGAATATCAATGCGCGGCACTGAAACACAAAGGACAGTCATACGGGATCAAAGCGATCAAGAAATGGTTGCGAAATAAGAATATCAGATACGCCGGGCAATGTGATATAAAGAAATGCTATCCGTCGATTGATCGGGAAAAAGTCATGGAGTTTTTAAGAAAATATATTAAAAACGAACCGTTATTAAACCTGATCGCGCTTCTGATCGGAACATTCGAAACAGGATTAAGCATTGGATCATATTTAAGTCAGTACCTTTGCAACGTCTTTTTATCGCAGATATACCACGAAATAGCCGAAAGAATGTACAGAATCAGGAAGAAAAGAAACGGAATCATGGAACGAATAAAACTGGTATTGCATCAACTTTTCTATATGGATGATATCTTGATTCTTGGCACAAATGCGAAAGACATTCACAAAGCTATGAAGCTAATCACGCAAAAGGCGGAAGAACTGGGACTGAAAATAAAAGACAACTGGATCGTATTTACAACCGTAATGAAACGAAAGGACGACGGACATTTCATCGACATTATGGGCGTAAGAATATACAGACACCATATCACGATTAGACAGCGCGTATTCTTGCGCGTGCGCCGGGCATATAAGAAAGCGCAGGCGCTCATAAAGCAAAAGAAAAAGATCCCGCTATGGCTTGCTAGAAAGTGCGCGTCGTATAAAGGAATTTTAGATCACACAAATAGTCAGAAGATCAAAAAGAAGTATCAGACAGCACAAACAATAAAAGTATGTAAAGGAGTAGTTTCACATGAAAGCAAGATTCGACAAAAGGCAAAACAAAGTTACCGTGAAGCAGCTTAACGGAAAAGATTATATTTTCTTATGCCTGAACGGTAAAGTGGTTAAAGAAACACCGGAAGGACAGGAAGAAGAACAGACATTTTACGAATACGACTACACGGAAATAGTGGAAGAAACGGGCGTAATAGATCTTAACGACGTAAAGAAAAACCCGGAACAGTACGCATCATACAAACCGAAGCAGGAGAAAAAACCGGAAGAAAAAATCGCAGCACTGGAAGAGAAAGTGGAAACACAGGCGTTATTATTGCAATACTTGGCAGAAATGACAGACGTATATATTCCATAATAAGAAAGGAGCAGGATATGTATAACATTCTCTTAAAAATGAAAACAAAATTCGAACAGGAACAGTGGTTAAAAATGGTCGATCAGGCAAAAACGCGCGGGAAACTGACCGACGAAGAATATAAAAAACTGACTGGAACAGAGGAAAAATAAAACAGGTCAGAAATGACCGGATAAAAGAAATAGAATCATAACAGAAAGGCGGGTGGAAGGAGTGAAAAAATGAATGAATGGAGCGTTATAGTTATGCTAATCACGTTAGGCGGTGGAATTATCGCGCTTGTACGTCCGATCGTGACACTGACAAAAGCGATCACAGAATTAACAGTTACCTGCAAAAATTTGGATGGACAGTTCGCAGCCATGCAGAATAAAAACACAGAGAGTCATAGGAGAATCTGGGAGCATAACGACGAACAGGACAAAATGTTAAACGACCATGAAGCAAGAATCAAAAGCATAGAGCATGGAGAAAGGAGAAATACACATGAAAGTGAGTAAAGGCACTATCGCAAGAACCGCGATTCTGGTTTTAACCATGATTAACAGCGGACTTGCAATTTTCGGAAAAAGCCCGTTACCAATCAGCGACGAAACCGTGACGCAGGTTGTATCGTTCGGATTTTCCACGGCGGCCGCACTGGTGGCATGGTGGAAAAACAACAGCTTCACAGTTCCCGCACTGAAAGCGGACGCAATGATGAAAGAAACGCGCATATATGAGCGGAAAGGACGAAAATAATATGAGCATGAATGGAATTGACGTCAGCGGGTGGCAGAAAGGCATTGATCTTTCAAAAGTTCCCGCCGATTTCGTAATTATCAAAGCAACACAGGGTACAAGCTATGTAAATTCTGATTGCGACCGGGCATATCAGCAGGCGAAAGCCGCCGGCCGGTTACTGGGCGTATATCATTATTTTTCCGGCGGAGATCCGGCTAAAGAAGCAGAACATTTCGTAAACAACATTAAAGGGTATATCGGCGACGCTATTCTGGTTCTTGACTGGGAAGGAGAACAGAACGCGAAGTTTTCTCAGGGGCCGGCAATCGCAAAGCCGTTTCTTGACAAAGTAAGAGATCTTACAGGCGTAAAGCCACTGATCTATATGTCAAAAAGCGTATGTCGTCAGCACGACTGGGCGGCGGTAGCTAAAGAATATGGTTTATGGGTTGCACAGTACGCGAACAATAATGTGACGGGCTATCAGACGAACCCGTGGACGGACGCAAAAGGCTTCGGAGCATGGGGCGCGCCCGCAATCTTTCAGTATTCTTCCCATGGTCGCCTATCTGGCTACAATGGAAATCTGGATATTAATATCGCATACATGGACGCGGCAGCATGGAAAGCATACGCAAAAGGTAAACTGGCAATTCAGACACCGGAAGCAAACGCGCCGAATGGAACTACTCTCGATCTGGTTTACGGAGTAATGAACGGAAGGTACGGAAACGGCGATGCAAGAAAAGCGGCGTTGGGTTCACGATACAATGAAGTGCAAAGTGAAATCAACCATATTCAGGAAGCGTCAGCGGCAACACTGGCAGCCGAAACGAAGGCGGGTAGATACGGAAATGGCGACGTGAGAAAAGCCGTATTAGGCGGCAAATACGACGCCGTACAGAAGATCATTAACGGGCAAAGCACGGGAAGCGGATCTGGCGCAGTGTACTACACGGTAAAGAGTGGCGACACCTTGTCAGGAATCGCGGCGAAGTATGGCACTACATACCAGAAGATCGCACAACTTAGCGGAATCAGCAACCCGAACAAAATCTACGCCGGGCAGAAAATCCGTGTAAAATAATGTAACTTAATAACTAAATGTCTCATACATCCAAAAATAAAATATATCACTGGGAAAAGTCATGCGAAAGCGTGACTTTTTCTCATTGAAAAATTAAATGGCATCAGATATAATATAGAAACATATATATAAGAATAGAAAGAGGAAATCTAACCATGAACGAAAATAATTTATTTGAAGAAGAATTGATAAACGCTGTAGATTTGGAAGCAGAACCACCAACAGAAGAACCGGAACGACAGTATTATTTCATAGCGAAAGCCCGTAAGTATGTGAAAGCATTATCGGAAAAACTGGGACGTCCACTTTACTCGCATGTCACAACCTTTGGCTGTCAGATGAATGC